CCGTGGCTACTTTGCAGCGTTAATGATTGACCCAACCAAGTTCGTCAAGGCTGCTTTCGTCTGATAAAGACGAACTAGAAAGACTGCAAGACCATGGCTACCTTTAACCTCGCATTTCACACGCGACTAGAGGACTATGCCATCTTGCAGACTTTTGTGGACACAGACATTCAAAGTCAAGACTCGGTAGTTGTAGCAGGAGCAGGACACAACTTAAACGGTACCTACACTGTTATTTCTACCGAGCCTTACCTGTTCATGGGCGTTTCAGAAGAAGGCGACTTGGTCTTTGACTATGACGTCATCATGGAAAACCAATTTATCTATGTCAGCGCAGGCGACGACCTTGCTCGAAGCATTGCCACTGGCACAGTCACCTTCACCCCGTCTTGCTCATGGATTACCTCAGCCGACGTCACCAGTTGGTTAGGCATCGAAGTCGCTACCGCTAATGACACCGCATTCATCGCTGTATGCGTCTCAGCGGCTAACTCTTGGGCGTTCCGCAAGCGTAGAGAGGCTGGCTACACAGACAGCCTTACAACGGCTCCAGACGGCGCAGCCAAACTAGGCACAATCATGTATGCAGCCACCCAATATCGCTCCCGTGGCGCTGTTGACGGTTACGCCTCATTTGACTCAATGGGTATGGGAACACCAACCATGTCGCTTGGCCAGATTATGCAACTGCTTGGCTGTGGAAGGCCACAGGTCGCCTAATGGCTGCAACAGGCATTCTCTACGAAGCAGTGAACGCAACCAAGACCGCACTCACGGCTTTGGGCTTGAAACCAGTTACCGACCCACGCAATGCTCGACCATTGTCAGTGATGATTGAACTTCCCACGCTCGATGCCTTCACATACAACGTGGGCGACATTCGGCTAGTCATTCGTGTTCTTGCTGGCCCTCCCGGAAATCAAGATTCAGGCGATTACCTGATGACAACAGTGGACACAATCATGAACTCACCAATCGCCATAGTGGATGGAAGGCCATCTCTCGCTTCATACGGCGAACAGATGCTTCCTTGCTATGACATGACCGTTGCCGTAGCAGTACGGCGCAACTAAAAAAGAAAGGGCCTGAAATGCCTACAACTACATTTTTATCCAACGCAACTATCAACATCACCCAAGGTGTAACCACAACTGATTTGTCAGACCAAGCCAACGCTTGCATGATCACAATTGGTAAAGACAGCCTTGAAACAACAGCATTCGGTGACACTGGTCATATTTTTACTGGTGGCCTTCAGACGGTAGAAGTGTCAATTACTTTCTTCTTGTCATACGGCGCTAGCGAAGTTGAAGCAATTCTTGCATCATGCGTAGGCACAGGCTCAACCGTTCTCACCATCTCCCCATCAGGCACCACAGAATCAGCATCAAACCCTGAGTACATTTTGACCAACTGTATGCTTGCCAACTTCACCCCAATCAATTCCACAGTTGGTGAACTCGCAACCGTAGAGGCCACCTTCACTGGCGGCACTTGGGTACGTGACGTCACCGCACCATAACCAGAAACCACATCATGCAACTCACGCTCAAAGTCACCACAAACGAAACAATCTATGAGGTTACAACAAACCTCTACGTCATCATTGCTTGGGAACGAAAGTTCAAACAAAAAGCCTCCAACCTTGCCACTGGCGTAGGGCTTGAGGACTTGGCGTTTATGGCTTTTGAATCATGCAAACTTAACTCAATCCCTGTTCCGGCAGTGTTTGATGATTACGTTAAGAAACTGGTTGCCATTGAAGTTGTATCGGACGAACCAACAAACCCCACCGTCGAGGCACCTACTCACGATCACTAGCAGAACTGCTGGTTGAGACTGGGTGGTGGCCTCCACAAATACCTTTTGAAACGCAAGACATGAACACTGTGATAGATGTGATAAATAAAAGCAGGCGCAAGTGACAGCCACAGCATCTATTGAAATAGTTGGCGCTAAAGAAGCAATCAAGGCTCTTAGCAAAATTGACAAAGACCTACGCAAGCAGTTCAATGCCGACGCTAAACAGATTGCGCAGCCGTTAGTTTCTTTGGCTGGCTCTCGCTATCCAGATACTCCCTTGTCCGGAATGAATCGCAATTGGACACAAGGCAACAAGAAAATCTTTCCCTACACAAAAGCCAAAGCCGTAAAAGGTCTAAAGGTTAAGTTTTCTACTCGACGCAATGATGCCAATGTCATTTATGTGAGTCAGTCTGATGCTGGCGCTGTGGTGCTTGAAACTGCTGGTCGTGGGAAGAACACACTTTTGTCAGAGAACCTTCGAGCGCGTACTGCTCGTATTTTGTGGCCGTCAGCCGAGCAAGCATTGCCTTCCATACAGGCGGAACTTCGAGCGCTAGTGTTGCGCGTAATTACTAAGGTAAATCAGGAGTTGAAGTAATGGCTGTAAACATTCCCATCATCAGCGAATTTGACGGCTCTGGTATTAAGAAAGCCATTTCTCAGTTTAAGGACTTAGAAACAAACGGCGAGAAGGCTCAGTTCGCTATCAAAAAGGCTGCTGTCCCAGCCGCGGCTGGATTAGTTGCAGTGGGCGCTGCACTTTTTGATGCCACTAAGGGCGCTATTGAAGACGCAGCCGCACAAGAAAAACTTGCATTAACAATGCGTAACACCACGGGCGCTACTGATGCACAAATCAAAGCCACGGAAGATTGGATATCCGCACAAGGTAAAAGTCTCGGATATACCGATGACGATTTGAGGCCAGCGCTGTCTCGTTTGATGACACAGACTCATGACGTTACAAAAGCCCAAGAACTTATGTCTATTGCTATGGACGTCTCCAGCGGAACTGGAAAAAGTCTTAGCGTTGTAACAGAAGCAATTGCAAAAAGTGCAGGAGGCTCAACGGCTGCCTTAGCCAAACTGTCACCGGAACTAAAGCAAATGGCAAAAGACGGCGCAAGCGCAGACGAAATGATGGCTGCCCTATCTGGAACTTTTATGGATCAGGCAACAGTTGCTGCCGACAGTGCCCAAGGACAATTCAAGCGTCTTGGCATTGCCCTATCAGAAACCAAAGAGTCAATCGGCGCTGCACTTATTCCAGCCGTTGAAGCCATGCTTCCCTTGCTTACTTCGTTTGGTAACTGGGCACAAGAACACCCTGAAATCTTGCTGGCTATCGGCGCTGCCATTGCCACTATCGCTGCAGCCATTGTTGCTGTAAACATTGCCATGGCTCTCAACCCATTTAGCCTCATAGCAATTGCAGTGGTTGGTTTAGGTGCTTTGCTTGTAACGGCCTACAAGAAGTTCACACCGTTCAAAACTGTTGTGGATTCAATCTTTGGCGCTATGGAGTTTTGGATTGGCGAAGTAGTCATTCCATTGTTCAATACTTTGCTTTCAACTGTGAAGGCCGTCTTTAACGGCATCGCTCGAATCTGGAACAGTACTGTTGGCAAGTTGTCATTCAAGATTCCTGATTGGGTTCCGGGTATCGGCGGAAATGGTTTCTCAATGCCAGACATTCCAATGCTTGCCAATGGTGGAATTGTGACCAGCCCAACACTCGCTTTGATTGGTGAGGCTGGCCCTGAGGCCGTCATCCCTCTTTCGCAAATGGGCAACATGGGTGGCGGCATGAACATCACAGTGAACGCTGGCCTTGTAAGTACCCCCGACCAAATCGGGCAGTTAATCATTGACAGCATCTTGCGTCAACAGCGCCGCAGCGGAACGGTTTTTGCAGCCGCATGAGTACACCAACTATGCAGGTCATGGTGGGCTTTCAAAGCACCACAGGCTTCGGTAGCCCATTCCTGCTAGATGATGCCTTCTACGGCGTTCTAGACACGGCTGGCAGGGGAACCCTTGGTGGTGTCACCATGGTTGACCTAACTTACTTGGTTGAGTCCGTCAACATCACCCGTGGACGCTCACGCCAGTTAGATCAGTTCAATGCAGGCACAGCAACGATTGCGTTTGACAATGCCAGCCAAATCTTGAACCCAAGCAACACGTCAAGTCCTTACTACCCGTTTGTGTTGCCTCGATGCCCAGTGCAAATCTTGGCTAACGGCATACCTATCTACACAGGTTTGGTTACGGACTGGAACCTTGACTACGACATCAGCAATCAAGACATCATGTATGCCTCATGTTCTGACCAGTTCACCGTTCTTGCCAACCAATCCCTAAACGCTGTCACGCCATCTGCTGAACTTTCAGGCGCTCGAATCAACGCAGTTTTAAGCCTGCCCGAAATTAACTACCAAGGCGCTCGCGCAATTGACACTGGCTCTTCCACGCTTGGCGCATACGCCATCGCCCAAGACACCAACGTGCTTAATTATCTTCAACTGGTGAACACCAGCGAGCAGGGCTATCTCTTTATGAGCGCCAACGGCACCCTTACTTTTAAGGGCAGGGCTAGCGTTCTTAACCCAGTTGCTGGGGCTACTTTTAACACGGACGGCACAGGCTTGCCATATCAGACACTAGTAAACCAATACGGGGATGAGTTGCTTTACAACTACATCGTGACTCAATCACCAGCAGGCGCAAAACAGACCGCCAGCAACGCCAACAGCATTGCTTTGTATCAGGCACAGCAATATTCATTGCTCGATCTGTTGAACAGCACCACAAGCGAAGTCGCTGGGCTTGGCAACTATCTGCTGGGCAAATACCAAAACCCAGTTCTCCGCTTTACAGGATTATCTACCCAGATGGCTGCTTTTTCAACGGCCAACCAAAACATCATTCTTGGCCTTGACATGACCAGCATCTGCACAGTCGTTAAGAACTTTGTGGTAGGTAGCCCAGCAACCGAGACACAGACCCTGATTGTTTCAGGCATTAGCCACAACATCACTCCGGGTAGCCATATTGTTTCGTACACTTTTGAGAGCACAGACGGCAACCAATATCTAACCCTTGACGATGCAATCTTCGGAACGCTCAATAATAATCTTTTAAGTTTCTAAAGGAGACACAACATGACAGCATTTCAAACCTTCACAGCGGGCCAGATTCTCACGGCTGCGCAGGTCACAGCACTTCAAGCGAACAGCACCAAAGTGGCAATCTTTCAAGACCAAAAAGCAAGCGGTACCTCAGGCGGAAACGCCACAACAGGTTCGTTCTTAAAAAGAACGCTAAACACAACAGTTGTAAACAACATTACGGCTTGTTCAATTTCTAGCGATGTCATTACTTTGACCGCTGGCTCTTATTTAGTGACTGCAAATGCACCATTTTACAGAGTCGATAACTTGCAAATCAGATTGCAAAACACAACTGCTGGTACAACTTTAATTCTTGGTGGTTCAATGCTTTCTCCCGGAACTGGTGAAGAAACAACACAAGGTAGTTTGATTGGTTATATAACTTTGACTGGTTCAACAAATATTGAACTTCAATATCGAGTAGCAACTAACACAAACTCAAACTCTCTTGGCGTTGCTACGGGTTGGGGTACCGAAGTTTACTCAACTATTGTTATTCAACAGGTGGCGTAAATGCGAAAAAGCCTAATTCTATTGGTCTTTTTAGGGTCGCTCACCGCTTGCGCTGACCGTGAACGCCTAAACTGCCCACCCACAAAAAACAAAGCCCTACGCAGTGTCGGTGAAACAATCGTGCCAACAACACAACCACCCGCATACGGCACAGGAGGCAAATGCTAATGAAACCCGAAAACAGACTTAGTAACGAAGAAATCAAAGCACGACTTATCTTTGTCGTAGCCATCGGCTTAACACTTGCGTTCGTTCTGTCAATCATTTCACTTCTCTACGGCTTACTGTTTGTGACGCAACCGCTCGAAGTCTCACCTAACGACGATGCAGCATGGTCTGTACTTTCGCCCATGCTCGCCACCCTTACTGGCGGGCTCTTGGGGGTATTAGCAGGTAATGGTTTGAAGAATGGCCCTAAAGAGCCACCAGCACCATGAGCAACCGCCCGTATCCATATTTTCCCTCTTGGGACGGCAAGCGCACACAACCAGTGACAGCGAAACTCGTTGAACTATGCAAAGCACGTTGGGGTCTAACCTCGCTAGGCACCTACGTCAATAGACCAATGCGATCAGGAGCAAGCCTCAGCGTTCACGCCACCGGGTATGCAGCCGATTTAAAATACAAAGACGAAGCCCAAGCCCGAATCATTTGGGACTGGTTCCTAGCCAACTCAAAAGCCCTTGGACTTTGTGAAATGCACTGGTACGCCTATGGCGAGTACGGCACTGGATATCGCTGCTCCCGTGGCGAAGGCAAAGCAGGCGTCAAGATTTACACAAAAGACGACAACGCAGGTTCCTACCAAGGCTCACCAAATTGGTTTCACATAGAGTTAGCAAACCAAACGCCAGAGCACTTTGAGCAAGTCTTTCGAGCGTTGAAATAGGACTCCCAGTATTGTTTGAGCGTTACTGGGGCTAAGTGGTGGGTATCTTTGTTTCCATTGGGATATCCACCACTGACTTCGCCAATTGTGTATAGTCACATTCAGCCACTCAAAGGGCTCTAACCAAAGGAAACACCATGACAGACCAACCGTCCCTATTT